CCAGATGTTTGCCTGTAGCTCATCTAGTTCCTGTAGATCTTTTGGTATTGTAATCTCTTGTTCTTCTAGTAGTTCAATATCTACTGTACCCCAATACTCCATAACCTCAAAGCGGTCAATGTCATGTTGTGGTGCATAGTCAGATAGATCATCTTCCCAGTACAGCTTTTCGTAGTTCTCACCTCTTGTGATTACTTCTTCAATTACACTGTCTCTAAAGTATGGGCGTTTCTTAAGTGCACGTAGTTGTGAACGTGACATCTTATGCCGTTCTATTACGTACTGTGCTTCATCCATGTTGTTAGCATCTGGATCTGGGTAAAAGTTCCACACTGATACGTGTGATACTTGTGGTACAGTTTTAATAACTGGATCATACTCACCCTCATCATCCCAGTTAGGATACTCTTTATCAATAGCAAATGGTCCTTTCATAACACCAGTACCAAACAATGCCATTTCAAATGATGTACTTCTTAAATGCTTACTAGCACCTGACTCTTCTAACTGATCGTGTATCTTCTTCTGCATCCTCTTCGCTGCCACAAGAGCAGGGCTAACCGTAATTGCCGTACCTGTTTTACCAACACCTTCTCTAACACCCTCTATCTCTCCTAGTTTATTTGCATATTCACCCAATCTTTCATTCAGGGTATTTTGAGTGTCACCCGGTTGTAAGTCTTTACCATCACCAGCAAAGCCATATGGACTCTCCATTATGTCTCTTACTTCAGGAGATTCCTTTGGATCAAAGTGTACATCACCTGCTACACCATCAGGTAGTTGTGTAGGATCAATTGTCAATGGAAATTTATTATTTGCAAATAGAACATCTACTATCTGTCCATATGCAGCAAGGGTTTTAGTTTTAGTTACTTTAATAAATACACGAGAGCGTTCTGCTTCTGAGAACTGTACATCTGTGCCATACAAACCCCTGTAGTTTCTGTAGGATTTTATCCAGCGTTCTTCATCCTGATACCTATAGTCTTCTGCTCTTTTGTATCTGTCAACTATAAAAGGTACTAGGTTTGCTAGTTCTTCATCTTTAGATTCATCTGCATCCTCTAGATGTATAGCATCTTGTTCTATTGTAAAATCATCTGCCATTATTTTTTTCCTTAATATCCAAATACAGCATCTGCTACTGGCATGGTGCTTGGTGGTCGTCTGCTAGGATCGTAATCAAATAAATTAAACTTAGGTCTTGACATAACCCCGTATCGTAGTGCGTCATATAAGTGATCTTCTGCATGTGTATCTATATCTTCTGGGTTACGTTTGTCAAGAGGCAGTGCAGGTAATTGTGAAATTAGTTCTGTGCAGTTAGAAAAGAATATTAGTCTGGGTTCTTCACTGTCCTCATCTACCTGTAGTCTTCTGTGTATTTCGTTCTTACCTGATACCCTACTTCCTTTACTTCTATCTGATGGCCTCCACCTACAGCCTTTGTTTATCATCTGTTCTGCAAGTGATGGTCCTGTATCACCTCGTTTATGCCATACAGAGCTATCGAGTACTCCATACTTTATATTACCATCTCCTGCTTCTAAGTCAAGTACCATATCAGCTAAATCTGTAGCTAATACTTTTGATACATATAACTCTCTATATACTATAAGTTGCTCATCTGGCGTAACAGCAAACCAAAGAACACCACTATAAGAACCATAACCATAATCACATGCCCTAAACTTAACCCAGTTATTTGGTATATCAAATGGTTCAACAACATGTACGTACCTGTTAAACTCTGTGAAGGCTGCACCTTCTTTAATATCCCAATCACCCTCTAGCAACTGCCTACGCTGATGTTCAGGTAGTGACAGTAGCATTGCCTCGTAGTCACCTGTATCTGACAGGTATGGGTTATCTGATAACCTAGCAGGTATAAACCTACGTTTAAATAGTGGCCTACCTGCTTTACTGTGACCTGCTGGATACTTTAATGCTTCTCCTGTTTCTATATCTGTCGCAGCAAAACTCGTATCGTAAGGTGCTGGATCAATAAACATCTTCTTAACCCAGCCATGTCCCGGTCCACCGGGGTTAGTTGTTGCCCTCATGTACACTTCTAAATCAGGGGCAGTGGAACGTAGACGAGATCTCATGTAGTTCCACGCATAAGGTGAAGGCCACTGAGTTAATTCGTCAAAACCTATCCAGCTAAAAGCCAGACCCTGATAGCGCATGACATCATCATCACGATCTAAGTATGACATCCAAAGTCTTGCACCAGATGGTGCGGTCCACTGCATCTTTCTCTCTGACCATTTTATTCCCGGCCAGACTTTAGGATATAGTTCCTGTGACTTAGATATTAATTCACGTAACTCTTCTGTTGTATGTCTTAATAACAATCCGCTAAATGCAGGATGACCCATAAACCGCAATGGATCAGCTAACATTGCATAACTCTTACCACCACCTGCACTACCACCATACAGTACTTCTCGTTCTGGTGCAGCTAGAAACTCTGTTTGTGGGCCAGCATTAGGTTTAAATAGTACATTAGCTTCACGTTCAATAGCATGTGTATCATACTCTACTTTCTGTGGTATGGACTCGCTTTGCACCAAGTCTACTTTCTTCGATTTCTTTGGCTTTCTTGATCGCCTTTTCCGCATAGTCTGCCCATTGACGGAGGCTTCTAGCTTTGTCCTTACGCTGTCGCTCATGCTTTATTCTTTTCTGTAATCCAAGATGTGATATGTACCTTCCTGTGTTTGTACTTAGCCATGCTGCAACTTGTCGCAACGAATACTGGCGCAAATACTTTTTAGCTTTTTCAAGATGATCAAGTTCGTTGGGTATTGGCAATAACAAGTCTTCGTCTTCGGGGTCCACTTCGTATCCGAATGGGATTGTTCTAGCAATACGTGGTACAGGTAGCCAATCATTTTCTTCCTTTATATCTGTTGGTTGCGGTAATTTCCATTTGCCTAAACTCCTATTCATTACTTACCTTTTTCTATTGCTTGACACCACGTTTCCTAAGACGCAATCGTATTGCATCATCAGATTTTATTTGAGGCTTAAGGCCATATAATTTTTTAACATTAGCATTATTAGGATTATCCTCACGATATTTTTTTACTGATGTACCTGCTTTTTTTGCAGCTTTTCGTATTTTATCCTGAACTACTTCTACTTGTATAGTTTTATTTTTATCTTTAGATAAACCAAGAGCTAGACCCCTACTCTTTTTTTGTAATTTTGATGTAGCTTTTGATGTAGCTCTTCCTATAGTTGATGCAATACCCATTTACTCATCCTCCTCTATTTGTTTTTTAGGTGGCATTAGCATCACACCACCACTCGCTTCTACCTGTATCTTTTCAGTTTTAATTAAACCTGTACGATCCAGTAGTTCTTTTGCTGCTGACATCTTATCTCTTAGTCCTAACTCAGTAGGGTCCATAAGTGCACCAGCCATCGCTACAGCAGCCTTAGGAGCATTCCGTGCCATGTACTGCTGTGTTGCATCTAGTATCTCTTCCTTGAGGCTCTTAACTACCACTGTGGTAGATGTACCATCTGCATAACCAGCTAGTTTTTTAGCTGTTGCTACATCCCCACCAGCTTCATCAAATAGTACATCTAGGAATTTTACCTGATTTTCTGTGTACTGTCTAGTCATTTAATTCCCCAGTTCGCATTATGTCACTCAGTCTGTTAGCCCTGCCTTTTACCTGCTCTGCCCACCTACTGTCTAACATCTCGACTGCTGCATTGTTATAGTCCTCATCTTCTATAGCAGACCACATCTTTTTAAACTTATTTAAACGTGGCATACCCAGATTAAAAGCCATATTAACACAGACCATCTGTCGTGGTGCATTTAAAATTGCCACACAAGGTTGAGCAGCAAGCAGTTCTCGTTCAGCAATGCCAACATCAACACGTAAGAGGTATCTAGCACCGTAAAGTGATATTCCATTTTCTCTTAAATCTCTCATATCATCTAGACCTATATGTTGTAATTCTTCTAGCGTCAAAGGTCTATCTTCAATATTTCTGCCTACACCTATAGTTTCTATACCTAGACTATCTTTATATATTTTTCTTTCCATGCCTTCATCTCTAATAAGCATGTCAAGTAATTTACTTAAGTCGTACTTCATCTATTTCTTCTTAGGCATTGCAAAACCAAAGTATGCACCAACAAGTGCAGACAATGAACCATACATCATCATAAGAATACTGTCTGCTGCTGCAAACCTGTCAGGCCATATTAGTACAGCAGTAGTAGCTATAAGCATGGTAGCGAGTGCAGTCCACGCCATATAGCGTCTATTAGATTGATACGCTGCTTTATCAACGATTACATTTTCTTCTGCCATGTTTATTACTCCTTACTTTTTAAATAACTTAGTGGCACTACGTACCCCAAATGACGCTGCCACGATTACCGAAATGGCGTACTTATACCACTCAGGCATCAGTTGTAGTTGGCTAAACCCTATTTGAACTATATCTTCACAGCCGGGAATGAACGCAAGCACAAGAGGTATCGAGAACAAAATTGTAAGCCACT